GTATTTTACGTTTTCCTGCGGCAAAACACCAGCATTTTGCAGGTTTTTGATAGTTGGGCGCAGGATAAATGGCTCTGCGTGGAGGGTTCTACGTTCCATAATACGCTCCGCCCAATTAGCTCTGTCCTGCTCCGATGCTAGCTGGCCTGCTTCAGCCCCCAGCAAAATGCGCTTTGGGATGCCTGCAGTGCCTGCTAAAAGGTCCATTAACATGTTGAAAACCGTGCTTGGATCAGGCGGTTGGGAGGATAGCGGTGTTAATTTTACCCCTCTTGTCCGTATAATCCTGCGTAATTCATGCTGATATTCCGTAATTTCATCAGCCAACGCAGCGGCATCTGCTGGTAGCAGCTCCATATCCTTATCAATATCAGCCTGCATACCACGGTTGGATGTCAACCAATAGGTTTCTGCTGTGCCACCGGCTACTTTGAGGATATCATCAAGAAGATTATATGTCTTCTCGATGATAGGCGTACTGAATACCATATCCGTGAGAGGATTCTCCACAATATGCACACACCTACTGGCATGAGTAACAAATGGTTGTGCACCTACTTTAGTAGAGATTGTCCCTTTCTTGTACGATGTTGTTGAGGGATCATCAAAAGCAATTTTGTATATGTCTGGCTTCCCAAATGTTGCTTTTGTGGGGTCGGCTTGAAATAGGATTTCCTCTACTTGATTCTCAATGACGGGCCTTATATAGAGAACACTCCGCTTTACCCCAACGTGGCCGGCGGTAATTGGAGATTGCGCATCACCACCACTGTAGCCAATGAGTATAAGAGAAAATCTACCCAGACGTGACAGTTTATCAGCCATCATCATAACATTCCATATGTTATGGTTCTCTACAAGATCTTGCCATGCTTTTAGAAATTCTGGTGATGCTTCAATCTTAGGAGAATTGCTCCATGTTGCGACGGGTGGAGCGTCTACCAAGCGGGATGCAATATCCTGACGTTGATATTTTGCTACGAAGTCATTGCAGGTTAAAAGAACTTTATACCCGAAGACGGCATACAAATCCCTTTCGCCATCAAATTGAAGGCCTGCTCTAATAGCAAGCTGCAATCTAGTAGCCATCATACTTAATGTGCGTATTAAACCCGACTTGCTTGCATCATTAGTGGCAAGTCCACCTTTTGGGGATTGCTTTTTCATCGCCATGTGGCTCCTGTGATTAACTGTTTATTAGGAATTTGTGAATATGTTCGAATAACACCCGTATTAGTAGCTTGTTGCGCTTCTCTTCCCCAAACCACACTGCCTCTACGCCCTAATACAAGCTTACTATATGCTAAAGCGCCTGCTGCAATTATATCATCATGTTCCGCTGTCGGGAATCCATTCAGTTCCTCTCGGAATTTTGCATTCCAGGGGGCTCTTACACAATAAACATTGCCTGATTCTACTGCGGCCAGGAATGGTTGTGCTCTAACCTCCAGTGGGCCTGTAGCTCGTTCCCCTTTAACTGAAAATCCTGGAAGGATTTGTGTTGTATAATTACTGATCACAATCTTACCTGCGCTTCCTGGCTCCTGCTCAAACCAAATGGGGACTCCATAACCGTCAGTATTGGCTGTTGTCTCCAATAATTTGTCACTTCTCTGTGGGGAGAGCTGATCGTGCTGTAAATCCTCAATGAAAATTTTACCGTTATCTAACCCCAAATGCATCTTCAATCCAGCTGTAAAGTCACCAGCACCTTCGGTAGCTGCCATATCCCATGAACGTACTGTCTTACGTCTGGCTAATGGTGGGAGCTCGTGAGCGTCAATATACTTTAAATAGTTTCCTAATTCGAGGCCGCCCATGCTGGCTAGCGGGCGTTGTTGATATAAAGCATTCCACCAATAAGTGCCGAGAGCACTCTTGATATCCATTAGTGCTTCCATATCATACCGTTCTGGCCACAAGGGCTCGCCCACTGCACGCCCTAATGGATCGTTTTCGTATGCAAGTGCTGGGAGATTAATAACTAGCCACTTACCAGGCATTTCGTTAGTAAGATGTGCAATCATGTCGTCACAATCCCATCTCGTCGCAAGAACAATAACACTTGCACCAGGATTTAAGCGAGTATAAGCTGTAGATTTAAACCATTCCCAATCCTTATCACGCTGTGCCTTACTTAAGGCTGCTTCCGCATTCTTGGTGTAATCGTCGATAAGAAGCAAATCAGCATCTCGGCCAGTAATAACACCACCAATACCAGCAGCTGTATATCCTCCGCCCTGAACTGTAAGGAATCTGTCAATCTTGAGTTTGTCGCTTCTAAGGCGCACATTAAAAAGAGGTTGTAACATGGGATCCATCAATGCTGTACGAACCTTCAAAGAAAAGTCGGTAGCAAGATCCAACCCATATGACAATCCCATTACATATTTGTCAGGAAACCAATCCAGGAACCATAAAGGTGTGTTAACTGAAAGGAATTCACTTTTACCGTGGCGTGGGGGAACCGTAACAATAATCCGCGCACGCCCACGCATGATTGCTGTTGCGACAATGGTCGAGATATAAACTAAATGCTTTGCCGGGATCCATCTACCTTGCGTAATCTTGACAGCCATAGTCGCGGGGGTTAATCGATAGCCTATCCGCGTTAGTGTCTGGAGATCTACATTTGTATTAAGGTTGTGCATTTATTCCAAGTGATTTTTGATATATAAATAATGAGTAAAAGATTTATGACTTAAGCACAATCTTCCGGATGGAGCACCTACGTAGCCTCGGATTCTGGTGAGGATTCACCATCATCTGTATCCACTTCGTCAGTATCAACATCTGCAACTGCCGCGGGTGCTTGGTATGTAGCACCTTTAGCAAGATTTTCCGCCCCTGGGATTGCTGAGAGGTTAGTAATGGCCCAACATCTTTTGAATTCATCCCAGTCAACTGTGGGAAGCTTACTGAATGGTTTGTTTCTAACAACTCTGTATAAGCTAAGAGGACGTATATGATCAATATGATAGCCTTCATTCAGCGCATCACGTAGCTTCCTCTTTGGCCCTTCTCGTGTTTGCAAATCCGCACGGAGATGTTTAACCAATACCGCGATTCTATATCCAAGATGGAACTCCAAATCCTTAGTAAATGTTTCAGGTGCAGCGCTGCCCAATTGGTCAAGACACCTTGTAGCAATATGATGGCGGAGTCTGGCCGTTGTATTCTTCTTTTGTGCTGCTTTGTTGCGTTCGTTCTTGCAGGAGTAACAAATACTTTGGCGGCCGTCGGAACTATTATGAGTGCCAAAGCATTCCGTCTTGAGTTTCCATTCACGACACTTAATGCAACGTTTGTATAGCTTCTTATCGATTCCACTTTTGGCGTTCGTGCTGGCAATAACTGGCATTATCATAATTGTGGCCTCTTATGTGAACTCATTTTAATAATCAACTCCTGCGCGAGATTTGTAAGTGTGGGATCACTCAATGTATTCGCAAGTAGCTGCTTATTGTCTGCATCAGTGCCTGCAACTACAGTATGTGTTTGTTGCTCTTGTGCAATAGTTCTATACATAACCTCCACGGAAGTACCCTCTTCCTGTGGTGTACCCTTTGGAGCTCCTGCGGGTAGCCCAGAACTCAGTCGTTGCATACCAGAAACAACCTTAAGCATATCGATCGCAACTTTGGGCGTCAACATATCCCAGAAGTCCTCTTCACTTTCAAAATATTGCATGAGCTGCGCGAAGAGGCGATTGCTCTTTATATAATGGTCATTCTGCAATTCAATTGCACGGACTTCCTGCATTTTGCGGAATTGTACTACACGGAACATATCAAATGCTTTCGCACGTTGCGGCCAGTAATTGTAGGTGAAATACTCTTGGAGTCTTTGCGCCTGCATGAGGACATTTTCAGTCCCTTCGCCTTGCGAGAGTGTAGCAGCAAGTGAATATAAAGAACGAGCACCACCAGCATCCATGACGCCTTTGATATCACCTGATGATGTATTGAGCTCACTCAATGGGGTATCAGCATCTTCTGGTGTAGCGTCATGTAAAGGCATCATTAAGTACTGCTGAAACGACGCAAACGCTTCAGGGGACTCAAAATCCAGTTGTTGCCAAAAAGCCGCTCCAGATGGTAATGTAGGGAACCCCTCTTGATATGCTATGGAGACAACTGCCACTTGTAACATGTGTGATGGGAAGCCAGCTACACAATGATTAGGTGTCACGGTTAGAGTCGCTTCATTGAGGGCTACACCCTCATCGGTAGCTGGTTGTAATGGCTGTTGTAATGGCTGTAATGAAATCATTTCAGTCCCCGCTTCTTGTGGTGCTGAGAGTATTGGGGCTGCTTGTGGGAGATGTGCCAATCCAATATGTGCAAGTGTTGATTGTTTAGCTTGCTCAACGTAGAAGGATCGTGTATTGAATTCGTGCCACGGTAACATGTCTGGGCGATAAATACCTAATGGGAGCCCATATTCGTTAAGTGGGATTTGTCCTGCGAGGAGTTTAAAAGCCTCCAACTGTGTTTGGGGCGTCAGCTGGTTATAATCCAGGACTTCTGGAGTTGTGTTGGCTCGCTGAGCGCTTGCTGCCCCATTTGATTTGGGTCTTCGCGTAATTGCCTTCTTTGGGTTTCTGCTTGCCACTTTGGAGCTCCTACGGTGCCCTACATTATTGCACCCATCCATTATAACATATAATAAGGTGTTCCTTCAACAATTATTAATGAATGCTGAATGACTTAGAGAACGCACAGGAGCTGATAGCATAGGCGTATAAGCCCGCTGAGAGGTATAATTGCTACGGGTGGGCCGAAGCCCGAAAGAGGCCAATTATGCTACGGGTGGTGTGGGGGTTGATCAAAAAACAAAACAAACAAATAAACCATCAAATAAAATAACTAAGTATACTAAAAGTCAACAAAAATATTTAGTAAATAACTAAATAAATAAGTAGGTAGTTAGGTACATTTGATATATAATATATATATTAAATAAGTTAATATAATTATTTAATAAACAATTACTTTTAATTTTAATTTTTGGAGAATAAAAAAATGTTATCTACTATACAAACAACTAACTTAACAAAACAAACCAACTTATCACAAAAAATCAGATACCTACATTCATTAAAACTCAAACCATCAATAATCATCAAAACACTCAACATTTCATATCAACACTACTACAACACAATACATAGACCATTAAAAACAGCAATACCATTTATTAAATAAATCAACATTTAATAAATAATAAATAAATAAAGTACACGGATGTACTTTATTTTTATTTGTTTAAAGTTTTATATGTAGGAAGGGGACCCCCCGGTAGTGAGGTTTCCAAGCGCTATGGGGGTAGAGCACTCCCTATAGGGACCCCACGCCATCAGGTGCTAGTAGGTGCCCAGGGCCAGTGATAGTGTGAGAGCGGTTGTATGGTATAGGATAAAGGGTATAGTATAGGATATAGTATAGGATAAAGGATATGGATAAGGTTAAGGTTAAGGTTAACATCGTGACCACCCTCCATCGAGGAAACCAGAAACACGATACAGCTATGGAGGTCTTAGGCGCACCCGGTATAGTGGAAGCCCAGAAACACTATACACCGCCCGCGCCCACTGAAAAGAGATCGGGTCTTAGGAGTAACCCGATCTAAGTTGTCACTACCTACAAATCTGTTAGGCGGCTTTCCTCCGTTTCATTTCGGAAGGATATACGATCCTCTTACCCGACAACTGAATCAGCCTTCGCGCCCATATTGCCCGCGTGCGGACGGAATGTATCTCCCAAGTTGCGTTCGTGATGTTTAACAGTATGTACATATATACCTCCTAAGGTATTATATTAATATAATATTATATTAATATATTATATATTATAATTGGCCTCCCTATTGAAAATATAGTGTAGTCCTTAAATATATTTCCACCCGCAAATTGAGTCCCTTTTTCTGTGGTGGTTTCGGGTGCCCACCCGGTAGGCAGACTTATACCGCGGATTCTGTATCTACCGCCGCTTCCTACTTATCTATTGCCCACGTATTCACGCCATTCTCTATGTCGTGTATGAAGGTACATATTATAATGACCTCCTCGGGTTCATAGTTACTCCATAACCCCTCAATACATTCCTTCATCGCTCGCAAGTACACAGGTGCTTCGGATTCCTCGCTCCTCAGTGTTTGTTGATACACCAGCACTCTACATACATTATGTAGGTAGATCGCGTCCTCCAAACTGACATCGAACTCCTTCGCTACCATTTCGAACGCCATATCCACTATCCGACCTACTTCCATAACCTCCTCTCCATCGATCAACATCTCTACCATACTAACTACTTTGGGTGATAGGTTATTCATTCCGCACCTCCTAATTAATATTAATATAAATATAAAATTATATTTATATATTATATATTATATATGGGGTCCCATATATAAATATAGTGCGGACTTTAAATATTGTACCATGGGGGTTTATGTGGCCACCCCGGTAGGAGTTTTATTTAAGGACCACACTATATTTTATATGTGGAGGTATTATATAATTATAATATATAAATATAATTTTATATTTATATTAACCTACACAGGAGTACTATAATGAAGGTAGAGTACGAGATAGATAATCGTGGGCTGGAGTGCACTGAACTACACGCCGATAAGGCGTATGGTATTGAAGTGGGGAGTATCACGATGGAAGTCAATCCATGGGAGTTGGTAGAGAACGCACTCGCGAACGCGGGATATCCTGAAGGTATAGGGGAATTCCTGGAAGAGTACTTCTCCACATCCCTCGAAGAGGAGGATGATAGCGTAAGGGAGAACGACACCAAACGGGGGCGCCTGGAAGATCTGGCGATGTATATCACCCACACGCCAGCAACCTACTGGTAATAGAGAGTAGGTAGGGCTCATGAGGTAACGAAGAGTTACGGCCCGTAGGGGTACTCGATTATGTGGGACCACCATCTCTTACTACCTTGTGGGTACGTGGGCTAAGGCGCGCCCTAGGAGGCTGCTGCCCTCTCGAGTGTTATATTTTAGTGGACCACTCTGGTTGGGAGCTTAATCCCCAACATCTCTGCGACAGCACCATTGAACTCCGCGATCCGTGCCATCGCTTGTTCGTACGTCCCTATTGACCACACTATTGCTACCTCACTAATGGGGACGGTTATGATCCTCTCTGCTGTACCCCCAATGCTGCAGTGGATTGATACCTCACCCGTGAGGGGATTGACATCCGTCACTATGATACCTTCCCCACTTCTTGTGCGCACCATCATACCGCGCTGCACCGCGTCAATTGGAGGGTTGTGGATCTCTGCCCTCCCATCCGCTCTGCGTACTATACGTGTGTTGTGGTCTGTCATTTTGTCACCTCCTATTTATTAAAATTATATTATAATGCAACCCTATATTAAAAGATAGTATCACCCTTATAATATTTTACCTCGGTGGTCCTATAGGGCCACCCCTACAACGCGGTAAAGAGGTGGGCACGCCAAGGGAGCTAAATTATTTTAGGACCCATCTATCTTTTATATAGAGGCCCGCAATATAATATAATATATAAATATATTTAATTATATATTTATATAAACCAACCGACAAACAATATACCGAGGAGGTATAAAATGAACGCCAAGACCAACAAACAAGCCGCAGTAGCAACCGCAACCGTAGCCACCACCGAAGTGTCCAAGGCCGAACCAACCAAAACGCCGTTCACGAAGGATGTGATGGATGGGCTGGCGAAACAGACCAACAAATCGCAGAAGATCCGTTACCTGGTTAGCCAGGGTATCAAGGATGGGCCGATCGCGCGGTACCTGGGCTGCTCACACCAACAGGTCAACAACACCCGGCACCGTCCATTGAGCGTGGGCTACGCGCCATTCATCAACTAGTAGGTAGCAACACAACCTACGAAGGAGGGCTTAACCGCCCTCTTTTTATGAATGTAGGAGGACCTCCATAGCGGGTTGGTGTTTTGAGGGCCTATATGGCACGCCCGGTAGTTCGATAACGATTGCACGTTAGTTGGGTGCTCACCTTTTCAACTAAACTAGGCGGGCGAGCAGACGCTAAGAGCTCCTGTTGGGTTGGGTGCTAGACAGCTTACGAGGGTCCAATCTACATCTGTATCTGCATTGCCGTTTGGTTTGATACAGTTGACTGTTCGGGCGTATTCCATTGTAGTTTTACTGTGTGAGAGTGTTTACGATTTCTTCTGTATTATATATATATTCGCTCAATGTTATGAATTCCTCTATTCACCCTCCCTGACCTACCATTACATTCCTTTCTATCTCTATACTTTACAGAATTCACTCTAAACAAAGTAAAAAAATAAAATATATAAATAAACCAATCACTTAACTCTCACCCACCTACGCCGCCATTATAAAAGCACCCCCCTCAATATCAACAACCTACCACTGATTTAAAACGAACGCCCGTACGTAGGAACTCCAAGCACTCCACCGAATTTTTACGATTGCCTCAAACGCAACTAAAAAACTGGCTAACACCACCTATTAAAGGAATCCTATAAATGTGCGTACGAACATTCGTACATTTATTTTGTGGCCCCACCTTTTATTTGCCCATTGTTCTACTATATAATAGCTCTATATATTTATACTTCCTATAAATATAAACCGCGGCATCCTAACAATATAAGGTGTCGCACAACTACAACCGTAATTGGAGATCAAAATGAAAACGAATACGCAACCAAAACCCACAACTGCAACCGCACCGCAAACCGGAAACCCGAAGGCGCCCGTGAAAACGAAAGCACCAACGAATTCTCCTGTAACCACAACCACAACCGAAACGCCAAAAGCGAAAGGCCGTGCAAAGGTGGAATTAACATCCGAACAGAAGGCGAAGATGACAGCGTTAACCAAAGACGACACCAGTACGAGTGCGAAGATCCGCACGCTGATGAAAGCAAAGTACAGTCGTGGTGAAGTTGCCAGGTTTCTGAACGTCATATATCAGTTCGTGAACAACGTTTACGCGCGGATGGTTCAGCAGGAAGCAGACGCTGCCGAGAAGGCGAAGGCAACCCCTGCAGCTTCCAAGAGCACCAAAACGGCGTCGTAATTCCATAATACGGCCGACAACGGAGAGGGAGATAGCTCAAAACATTGAGCTATCTCCAATCCTTAGCAACCACAAGAATTAGGAGGCGTTTATGATAACAGCCAGACAAAGTGCCGAAGTAAGAGTGAAATACAAATTGATGGAAATAATATCCAGCTTGAAGGATATTGAATCCTCCATTGTATTCGAGCCCAAGGATGTAGTAAGAATCCGTCGTATTGCTGATGATGTTGCTGACGTATTTAATGAAATTCCTGCATCCCTTAAATCTGGTAACCCCCACAAGTAGGAGAGCTAACATGCTTACCATTACAACCGGAGGCTGCATACGCTTCGCTCGGCGGGTGATATTGTGTGGCATAATGGCTTGGGGCATATGTGGCATGCCCGTAAGTACTGTGAGTAGAATTATTTTATGGAACACACTATATTTGCCTAGATGTCTTATATTATAATAATATATGCATAAAATAATGCATACCATACAAAAGCCAAACATACCAATAGGAGGTATACCATGTCACAGTTCACGCAAGCTAACAACAACTTAAGTCAAGCGTGCAGTTTGATATATTGTCACGAACGTGATCTTAACGAAGCAATTAATGACGTTTATGCATTTGGGGGTGATGGCGAAATTGTACAACAGGTAGCCAATTCAGCCGATCATGAATTGGCGGGCGCCATCCACAATTTAGGATTTGATAGTATCACAACAGTGCGTGAGCAGGCAGTACATCGTACAACGCACAAATTCGTATATTTTAACCT